GTCACTGCGCCAGCCTCCTTGTTGTGTTTTTTCTCATATGTGCCACAGCATCTAGTCCCTGCCAACCCGAATTCTCCATCCTGCAGTGCCCGGAACGAGTTCTTCGCATCAGGCTTGTGGTCAGGGGATCGTCTTTGACGGTATCCGATACCGCCACTCCCGCGGCGCCTCGCGCCCGCCATCGTCGCGCCGTCGGTACCGCTCCCAACCGCTCGCCTTGAGGTAGGCGGACACGCGCATCTGGTCGCCGCGGGTCCAGCGAGCCGGTTCTAACCCGATGGCTTCCTCGAGGATTTCGCCGACTGACACGTCGGCCAGCGGCTCTGCGCGCCGCACGCTCTCGGTGCGGGAATTGCCGTAGTCGGGGAAGCCGTCCGAGACGGTGCGGGTCTCGTGAGTCAGCCAGTGCTCGATCAGGTCGTCCCATGCGTCGGACTGGTAGCGGCGGTCCTGTTCCTCGCGGGCTTCGGCCAGCAGCGCCGTGTCGTCGATCCACCAGATCGCGCCGGCGCGGAAGCGGGCGACGCCCTCGGCCCAGAGCTGGTCGCGGTCGCGGGCGAGAGCAGCGATGTCGATGGTGCCGCAGCGGAGCGGCCAGAAACGGCGGTTGCCGGTCTCGTCGCGCAGATAGGTGTCGGGGTTCACTGTGCCGGCAAAGACACACTGGCGTGGCACCTCGACGGTGTAGCGGCCGTAGGGCGGGCGGAAGCGGTCGGTGGTGCGGGTCAGGAACGCCTTGATACGCGAGACCTCGGCGCGACCGATGGCGTCGAGCTCGGCGATCTCCACGATCCACACCCCCTGCATGTGGATCGCCGCGTCCTTGGAGCCCAGTTCGGGCAACTCGTCGGTGAACCACTCTTCGCCGGCCAGCACCTTGATCGCCGTGGATTTGCGCGCGCCCTGCGGCCCCTCGAGGATCAGCATGTGGTCGGCCTTCACGCCAGGGCGGTAAATGCGGGCGACGGCGGAGATCAGCCAGAGCGCACCGATGGTATGGTTAAACGCCGTAGGTTCCGCACCGAGATAGGCGCTGGTCCAGGTCTCGATCCGGGGCGTGCCGTCCCATTTCAATGTGTCGAGCCAGTCGCGGACGGGATGGATGCGCAGATCCCGAGCCACCGCGCTGACGCCTCGGCTGACGACCACAGGGGCCACGTTGAGGCTGCGCAGCTGCAGCCATTCGGCGGTGCGGACATCGTCGGCATCCTCCCAGGGGCGCGGAAAGGTGGCGCTCGGGTCGTCCCAAGGCAGCGGCTGGCACACAATGATGGCTTGGGCGAAGTCGTCGAAGGCCAGTATGCCCGCGAATGCCACGTCCGAGGTGAGCGCGATGATGACATTGGCCTCGTTACGCTCGGGCGTGCCGGCAAGATCCTGGCACAACCGGCCGAACCAGGCGGGGCGCGCGATGCGCGCGTTCGGATCGCCGGTGGCATTCACGCGGCGGCGCAACTCGGCAAGCTGCTTGTCGAGGATCGACATGGAGATGCCGGTGGCGGTCTTGATCCGGGCGAGGACCTGTCGTTCGGGCAGCGGATCCAGCCTCGCGAGCGCGGCGCGTCCCATAAGCTGACCGAGCGCGCAAAGGTCGGGCGGGTTGGTCAGCGCCTCCGCAGCCGCGATCAGCGCCTCGGCATCGTTTCCGGTGGAGATGACCGGACCTTCGGCAGCATCCGAGACGGGCGCGGGGTCCGACTCGCCGCGATAATCCCCAGCGCCGACGCCATGCATCAGATCGTCGTTGAAATCATCGCCATGGAGCGGCAGCACGATCTCGTTCGCGATGTCGGCGCGGTTCAGACGGTCCGACAATGCGGCGGCAGCCTGGCGTCCGGCATCGCCCGCGTCAGCGTAGATGGTGACGCGCGTGGTGCCTTCGGGCCAGCGAAAGCGCGCCAGCCCGTCCGCTGATAGCGCCGCCCAGACCGGCAGCCCGAAGATCGCATGTGCCGCGAGCGCAGTCTCGATGCCTTCGGCCACGCCGAGGTGGCCTTCGTCCCCCATGGCGAACAGCCGAACGGCGGCGTCAGCGACCGAACCCAGCATCTTCTTGCCGGCCGGAGCCTTGGCGCTGCCGTCATCTAGCAGGAAGGTGCGATGGATGCCGGGCGCGCGATCACCATTCGCGACCCGCGGCAGCGCGATCAGCCCGGGCCAGCCACGCCGGCTGTCGAAATCCGGCAGGTCGGGGTGGAACAGCAGATCGGACGATGCGGGGTCGGACAACCGGCGTCCGCGCAAATAGGTTTCGCCGGGCGTGTCCGCCAGCGCGACCGCGCCTGCAACCAGCCGCGCGATCTCGGCGGAGTGGTCGAGTCTGGAGCGGGCCGCCGTCCGCCGTTCCGGATGGTCCATCCCGGCAATCCGCGCCGCCTCGTCGAACAGCGCGCCATCAGAAAGCCCGGTCGCCTGCGCGATCAAATCTATGGGCCCCGCACGCTCGCCGGTGGCATAATCGAAGCCCCATCCTGCATAGGGCCCGTCGAGGTGGATGGTGCAGGATCCCTCCTTTCGCGGTGGACGACCCGACAGATCGGCGCATCGCAGCGCGCGCCGGTCACGGGCAAGCTGCGCCTCGGGGAACATCCCCGGCAACCAGTCGGCTGCCGTGACGGCCAGCCTGTCGCGCACCGCCGTGAGGTCATGGCGAGGAGAAGACGTGCCGACATCGTTCAGGTCGATCATCGCAACCCCGTCAGGCCAGCAGCACAAGGCCGCGCTCGGCCCGGGTGATCGCGGTGTAGAGCCAGCGGCGGCGGTCGAGGTCGCTGCGACCAAGCCCGTCGTCCCAGACGATCACGTTCTCCCATTGCGAGCCCTGTGCCTTGTGCGCCGTGATCGCCCAGCCGAAGGTGGCCTCGGTCAGCTTGCGTTTCTCCTTCCAGTCGCGGTCATGGCGCTTCGGGTCATTGGCGACATGATCCTCGAAATGTCCCTTGTAGATCCGCAGGCGGCCCGGTCGGCCGTCGCGATCCGGTGGGCCGACGCGGCGGCCATCCTCGTCATGGACGATGGCCGAGAAATACAGGCTGCCCTCGTCGACGATGCCTTGCAGCGTCAGGAACATGCCGTTGATCAGCCCGAGATCGTTCTGGTTCTTGAGGCAGATGATCTTTTCCGAAGCGCCAGTGGGCAGGAACGTGCCGCCGAAACCCGCAGCCGCGCGCATCGCGTTGTTCAACTGCAGCCGCGTCGCGTTCAAGCCGCAGATCAACTGTCCGCCCCGCAGGGCCTGATCCGGGGTGATGTCGCCTTTGCGCAGTTTGGCCACGAAGGCGTCGTAGGTGCCGAAGCCGATCGGTTCACCCATTCGCGCCATGGTGGCCAGACGGATGATGGCGCTCTCGGCGGCCTGGCGGTGGATCTCGGTCAGCATCACATCGGGAGCATCGCGGGTGAAGGCGCCTTCACCCTTGATGGGGGGCAACTGGCCGGGATCCCCAAGCACCAGGATCGGCTTGCCGAAGCTCATGAGATCCCGTGCCATCTCCTCGCCCACCATCGAGACCTCGTCCAGCACGATGAGCCTGGCATCCGCGGCGTCGCTCTGCGGGTTCAGGGCGAAGCGGGGGTGTTTCATGGCCGAAAGCGCCTGGCGCATCGCCTCGATCCCCGCCTCCGCCGCCGTTCTGTCGAAACCGGTCAGCCTGCGGGCGGCAGCCTCGGCCTCCTGCACCTTGGCCGCCGCCGCAGAGATTTCCTCCTCGGTCGCTTCGATCACCGAATAGATCAGGCTGTGGATGGTGCGCGCTGGCGTTCCCTTGCGGGTCAGGACCAGCGCCGCCTTGCCGGTGAAGGTGGCAGTGACGACGCCCGGCACGCAGGAGCCTTCCTTCGCGCTGCGATGGGGCGAAAGGCCGAGATCGTCCAGGGCGAATTTCAACACCGTGCTCTTGCCCGACCCGGCATAGCCGAAGAGGCGGAACACCTGCTGCTGGTCGGTGCGGGTCTCGAACCAGTCGCGGAGCTCGGTGATGGCAGCCGCCTGCGCGACCGATGGGGTGAAGTCGTTCATTCGCCATGTCCTCCGACGGCATAATCCTTGACCACCCCGCCGCGCGCGGGATCGCCGACTTCGCATTGCCGCACGAAGACGCGCCGACCGTCAGCCAACTGGCGCCAGTGTCCGCGACGCAGGTGCCAGCGGGGGCTGGCATGGCTGCCGCCCAGATCGGCCGAGGCGGCGCGGACCCGTTCGGGGTCGATGGCGACCTGCCGCCAGATCCAGCCGCGCACCCCGTCACGGGCGAACGGTGTGCGCCGGGACGGGGCGATCCGGCGTTCGCCGATCTCGGCCGAGGTGGCGAGGATCGCCAGCGCGCGCCAAACGATCGCGGCGGCAGCCTCGCCGCATTTCTCGGCGAATGCCGGGTCCGAGAGGGTCGGGTTGGCTTCGAACTCGGCGATGCCGCCATCGGCGATGCGGAGACGGACATGCACATCGGTCCAGCGGCGCGGATTGCGCCACAGTGCCAGCCAGACCGCGTCGATGCCGTCGGGCCGCTGGCGGGCATGGACGATCTGGCAGCGCATGTCGGGACCGCGATCACGCAATTCGAAGATCGTCTGCGGATGGGGAAGCCGTTGCGGGCCGGCCGCGAGGCGGCGGGCCAGCGCGTCGACGTCATCGGCATCGAACCGTTCCTGATCCTCGAAGCGCCAGACCGGTGCGAACTCGAAGCCGTCCAACTGATCGGCGGACCAGAACCGGGCGCGATGCGAGCGGACGATCCGCTTGAGGGCGTAGGCATCGGGGATCATGGCCGCTCACCCCAGCACCTGCCTGCCCAGGCACAGGGCGCGTGCCACTTGCCGGCCGCCATGCCGCCGCGGCAGACGACGGCCGTGGGTTCGATCGCAGCGCGCGGCAGCCACTCTCCGGCCTCGGAGGCCTGCACGACAGTGACGGCGCGGTCGGACATCTCCTGCGCAAGCCGGGCGTCGAGAGGCACGAGCTCGCTGTGCAGTTCCATCGTGTCGCGGTTCAACGCGGTGAAGAGCGCCGGCTGCGGCAGGTCCAGATAGGCCTGATAGAGTGCGATCTGGGCGGCATAAACGGGTCGCGCGACGCTGACGCCACGCTTGACCACGTCCTTCCAGCTGGATGCGCCGAGCGCCTTGTTCTCCCAGAGCGCGGGATAGTCCATCGCTATGGGGCCCGAGACGAAGCAACCGTCGATGTGGCCCTTGAACCGACCTGCGAGGGCCTCGAAACCGAACTGGCGGCCATCGGGGCGTTCGGTGCGCAGGTCGAAGCCGGCGATCCGGAACCAGCCCGCGACGATATCTTCGGCCCGGTGCCCCGCCTCGAAAATCCGCAGGGTCTTCGGCGCGAACTCCTGGCCCTCGTCTTTCGGCACCGCGAGGAAATCGTACTGGATCTGGCGCAGGCAGTCGCGGCCGAGACCCGAAGAGCTGACATATGTGCGGGGGCGCTCGGCGCGGTTTCGCGCCGTCAGGGCGGCGTCGAGGGCGGCAGAGACAGCCTCGGCGACGGGCGGACGCGGCGCGGCGACACCATAAAGGCAGCCCGAGCCATGGTTCAGGTCGATCATTGGTCGCGCTCCCAGAACCCGCCGGCCTGCGCGATGCAGGTCAGCTTGTGGAATTGCGCGTCCGTCAGTCGGGCGCTCTCGCCGAACCGCGCCAGCTTCTGGCGGAGGCTGTCGCAGAATTCGATCTCGAAATCGGTGACGGCGTTCTCGGTGGCCGCCGCAAGAAGCTCCGTCCAGCTGCAGGGCGCCATGGTGTCGTTCAGGTCGATCATTGCGGTCCCTCAGAATGGAATGGGATCTTCGAGGACCGTGCCGGTGCGCTCCTTGCGCGCGGCCTGATCCTGCATGCTGTCGATGTAGCCAGTGACCGCAGCCTCGATCAGCCGGTCGATGTCGGCGGCTGTGCGGTCGAAGAAAGGGGCCATCAGCCCGAGGTCGGTGAGCGCTTCGGCAAACATCATCCTGGCATCGCGGATGGCCTGTGCCTCACGGGCGGTCTTGTCGATCATTCCGTTCATCCTTTGGGCGATTCCGCTGCCCGCGTCCTGACAGTGGCGCGAGCAGAAGCGGTGGAAGGGATGGCGATCCCATCGAAGGTTGTGGCAGTAGCCGAAGCCCCGGGCTTCCCGCGCGCAGACGGCGCAGATCGTCACCCGAGCAAGAGCAGCGCGATCGGGTCCTCTTGCGGCCAATCCCGCCGGTGAAGGCGTTCCGACTGCAGGACGATCCAGCGTGAGATCGCGTTGACCGCCATTGCCTCGAGATCGTCGAGGGTCAGGCTTGCGACGGGTTGGTGCAGTCTTCCTAGACCCTCGAGCCATTTTCCGATCTCCAGCGCGGCTTCGCGCGTCACATGAGCCTGCCATCGGTCTGCTTCGTCGGGCGGACGCGGAGCCCTCGATCTCCGCGTCCGCCGTGCGGATCGCGCCTCAGCCATTGAGCCAGGCGGGCATGCCGGTCGCCGGAGCTCCGCTCGGCGCGGACGGCGGGGACGAGTGCGCTTGCTGGGTTGGCGGCTGCGGGGCCGGCTGCTGCGGTGCCTGCGCCTGCGTGCCCCAGGCCGGAGCCGCGGACGGGGCTTGCGGCTGCGCGCCCCATGCCGGGGTGGGCGCCTGCCACCCCGGCGCCGGCGCGCTCGCGGCCTTGCGCGGCGGGGCATTGACGGGCTCGGGCGGAACGGATTCGCCACGCATGATCGGCCCATGCTGCGGCTCGTCGGGCAAAACGACGTTGGCGATCCGGTTCTGATCGCGGTACTGCGGGTTGGAAGCGGGCTCCACCATGATCCGGGCGGCAAATACGATGCCGTCGAGATGCTTGAGTCCGGGCAGCACACGCTTGGCCTTGCTGTCCGGGGTTTCATCCCTCGGATCGAGCCCGAGAGCGCTGTCGACCATCGCCCGAAACGTGGATTTCGAGATCTTCCAGCCGATGGACTGGCCCTTTTCTTCGACCTTGCCGCCCGCCACGGTGAAGCTCTGCCAGAACTTGCGCCGGGCATGCGGCCCATCGACCACGGTGAATTCGCAATCAAGCATCTTCGCGTCGCTGGATTGCGACGCTTTCAGGAGCCCAGCGTCCATCGCCGTGGCCCCGTTCACCCCACCCGGGCGGATGGTCAGTCGCACCTTGGCGAAGGTGCCGTCGGGGATCAGTTCGCCGATGGGGGCCATCTGCGGCTGGGCGTCGTTCAGATCGTAGCTCATGGGTTGGTCCTTTCGTGGGTGAGGGAAGCAGATGCGGGCGCACGGCCGTCTATGCGGGCGAGCAGCGCTCCGAGGTCGGGTGGTTCGGTCATGTTGAGACGGCCGGAACGGTCCTTGGCCGGCAGGCCCCAGGGGTTGCCGGAGCGGCAGACGAGGCGGCGCTCAGTGGAGGTCTCGTCGAGTGTCCACTCGCCCTTGGCGTTGCGGCCGAAGAGCTGCATCGAGACCACCTGGTCGACGATGCCCGGCAGCTCGCGCCCGGCCTTTGTGCCCTCCATCTGCGGTTGCCAGGTGACGGTGCCGAACTCGTCGGTGACCTTTTCCAGCACGCCGACGAAGATCACGGTCTTGCCACGCGCATGCTGGAGGTGCTTCAGCGCCTGGATCACCTCGCGGCCCAGAAGCCCGTAGGCGCCGCGGACATCCGGCTTGCCTGTCCGGTCGGAAAACGCCTCGGGCTGCTGGCGGGCGTAGGACATCGCCTGGCGCGTCAGATCGGTGATCGAGTCGACGAAGACGGTGCGCCGCGCGGCGAGAAAGGCTTCGATGCCGCTGTCACGGTGCTGGGCCTGCAGCCAGGCATGACGCTCGGTGCCGTACCAAGACTGCGGATGCTGCGCCGGGTCCGGCCCGCCGATCAGCACTGCAAGGTCGCGGAAATCGGCGAAACTGCGCACCGGGATCGACGCCCCGCGCCAGTCCTGAACCGATTTCATCCCGGCCTCGAGGTCGAGACAGACGGTTTCCTCGGCGGGCAGCGATTTCAGGAGCGTGGTCTTGCCCACACCGGGCGGACCGAAGATCGCCAGCGAGGTCTTGTTCTCGGCCGAGGAAAGGCGTTCGTCGGCGGTAATGATGCGAAAGGCCATGGGATTCTCCGAATGGGTTCTGAAGCTGCGCGGCGACGGGGGTGACCGGGTGCCGAAGGGGAACCTGCCCGGCGTTGCCGCTCGGGCGTCCCGCCGCCGCGCGTCACCGGTCTCGGGTCTCGAGCCGGAACACGGGTTTGCCGGTGGACTCGCTGCGAGCGTCCGCAAAGCCTTCCCGCATCACTTCGGGCCAGGCGCTGAACCGGCGCTCGGGCACGCGATAGGCGATCTCGAGATACTCTGTCGGATCGTCGCCGGCGGCGCGGATGCGGGCTGCCATCGCGGCCAGCCGGCCCTGATCCCACGCCACCTTCTTCGGCAGATCGGCGATCACCACCACGTCCGCATCCTCGATCCGCACGGTGCCTGAGGTCTTGCCCTGCGCGCTGCGTTCGACCTCGGCGGCGGCGCCATAGCGTTGCGCGATTCCGGCCTCGAGCCGATCGCGCAGCCGCTTGATGCGCGCGGTCTCCGCCAGCGCTGCCTCCTGCAAGGTTAGCAGCATTTCCGGCGGCAGGGCGGCGATATCGCCAAGGGACAACCGGTCGAGGTCGTTGAGACCGGGGGAATTGGCGAGCTGCGGGGTGGCCACTGCGTTTGTGGCGGCGAACGGCATGGCCATTAGCGCTCCTCCCGCGTCAGCGCCGCATCGATCGCGCGGTCCGTCCCGATGGCCCCGGCCTCTCGGGCGAGACGGTGAAGCCGCTCGAGGGCCGAGGACCGCTGGATCGCTACCGACACCTCCGCATTGGCGGCGACGACGGCGAAGGCGATGTCGTCGATGGTCGCGACCTCGATGGGGAGCGGCTCGGTCTGATCGCTGTTGCGCCATGGCGTGGCGATGGCATCGGGCAGATCCTCGAAGCTGCGAAGGGATTGGCGCAGCCGCGCGAGAGGGCTGGGAAGTGCGGTCATGACGGGATCTCCGGTCGGGTGGGCGGCCGGTTTTCCGGCCAGGGCGAAGTAAAGCGAGGGCGGGAGCCGATCCCCGATCCAGGCAAGCACGGCGTGCATCAGGCAGCCTCCTCAGTGGCGATGATCTGGGAAAACGGGATCGGCGCATTGCGGGGCTTCATCCGTGCGATGGCGAGATAGGCGAAGCAATCCGGGCCGACGCGCACCTGAACCAGATGGACCAGCCCTGCCTCGAATGCCCGGTGCGCGGCGCTGGCCAGCGCCCCCAGCCTGCGGCGATCCGGTTCCGGCAGGGTCGAGATCACCGCAGTGGTATCGATGCCGAGAAAGCCGCGATGGTATTCCAGTCGGTCGCCGGGCACGGCCTGACCGATCCAGGCGCAGAACTCGATATCGGTCAGCGGACGGGGCCGGATCGGGGTGAATGCAGTGGCGGGCATGAACATGGTCTCCTCCTTTCCCCTCTACTCACGCGGCGCGCGAACCGTCCCACCGCGCCCCGAACCCACGCATCGCGAGGTCGAGCCGCAGCCGGGCAATGTGGCGATAGAGGGCGGAGCGGGAGATGCCGGCCCGGTCGACGATCTCGGCAATGGCGCAGGTACCGAACGCCGCGCAGAGATGGCGGGCATCCTCGGGCAGATCGCCCAACGCCCGGGCGATGTCGTGACGAAGCTCGACATCCTCGTTGGCGCCGAGGTCCTGACCGTGCCATGCGGCCAGACCCGCGGTTTCCGCCAGCAGGCAGCCCAGTGGTTCGAGTCCGCCAGCAACCGGCGCATCGAGCGACAGCACCGTCCCGCCCCGCGCACGGCGCTGGCGGTGATGGCGGATGGCGATACGCGAGGACTGGTTGCGCAGGACGATGTTGGCGAAGGCGCCGATGCTGCCACGCCGCGCGTCGAAGCCAGGCAGGCGGCAGATCAGGTCGACCAGAAGGTCCTGACGGAGATCATCATGATCGGCGGCGGGCAAAACCAGCTTGCGGTGCAGACGGCGCGCGGCCGCATCGGCTTCATCGATCAGCGTGGCAAGGTCGGCGGGGGTAATCGGGGGGTGCATGGTAGGAGCCTCGGAACAGTGTTGCTGTTGTTCCGAGACTGCCGGACGACCGCCCCTCGTTGGCGGGAATGGCGCGGGAAAATCGTGGGTGAAACGTGGATCGCGTCAGTCGCGAATGTCGATGTCGCTCGTCGCAATGCCGATCGTCATGCCGCGACCACGCACTGTCTTCACAAGATCAAACGCCTCCGCGCGCGACAGGCCGTGACTCTCGAGTTGATCGCGCAGTTCATTCATGACGTCACGATGGCTGGCCCGGTTGGTGCGGGAATGAAGCTCCTGGTAGGTGAGCATGACTTCGCCCGCGACGACCTTCTCGGCCGCCCCGGAAAAGGCGTCGAAACCGGTCATCGAAAGCACGATGTCGCGGCCGTCGAGGCGCAGGACGCGTCGTGCGCGGAAAATCTGCAGGCGTGGTTCCGGTGCCGGTTCGGCGCCGGTGACATTGGCCGTGGAGCGAGCGGCAACGACCAGTCGGTCCAGTTCCAGCCGCTCCGAACCGGCATTGTCAGGGACCAGAACATCGCCAAGGTTTGCAGTCGAAAAACCCGCCTCCTTCAGGCGGATGACAACCGACGCGTCGAACTCGTGAGCGATCAGGAGCGCGCCGTCGCTTCCAACCGCCGCCTTGATCGCGAGAAGCGTGCCGGGCGGTTCGAGATGGTGGGCAGCGCGGCAAAGCACGACAGCGACCCCTGAAGGCGTCGTTCCGGCCGACCAAATGCCCTCGACGATCTGATCTACAGTGCCCGAGAGCCCTCCGCTTGCCGCGATCCTCGCCGCCAGTTTCTCAGGATCGATGCTGAAGCGTTTGAGGTCCTGCTCGTCGAGCAGGATGTCTTCCGAGGTGTCGTTCGGACAGCAGGCGCGAAGTTGGTCGCCGACCTTGCGGATCGGGCGCGCATCGAGCCCGCAGTCGCAATGCGCGCAGACGGACCAGGTGTCGGCCTTTCGCTGTTCGATCAGAACCCCGGTCCGCAGCAGGCGCTCGACCTCGCGCTCGGGGAAGCGGCGTAGCGCCCGGCCGGAGACGCTGGCTTCCGCCCCGCCGTTACTCAGCCGCTTCCACAACCAGGTCAGCATCTCGATCCTTTTCCAGCCCGTTGCGCACGACCAGCGCGTGAATCGCTTTTTCGAACCGCGTTCGACGGAAGGCGAGCGTGCCGGGCGGCTTCAAACGCACGGTCACCTTGGCGGGCTGTTTCGCATCGCTCTTGAAGAACACGCGGAAGGTGATCTCTCCCAGACGCCAGCCGCGGCCGAAGCGCACCTCGCTGGCCTTGAAGTGCCGGAGCGCCGCACCGGATGCGTCTTTCGACTCCCAGCTGCGCACATAGCGCCACTCGCCATCCTCATCCTCGGCGAAGAAATCGGCCGCCGCCGCCA